TCATTGTGGGGTTTCGGTTACCAGGGGATTCAACTCAAAACGTTCTAAGTCAGCGACGGTCGGGTCGGTGCGCGCGGAGTCGATCGCGGCGCCGATGGAGCGGACCATGTCTTCGTCGACGTTTACATAAGTTTCAAAAAACGTCTTCCAGTTTGTGTGGCCGGATATCTTCATGACGTCCATCGGTGGAATCTTATACACGTGGACCATGCGGGTGATGGCCGTGTGGCGCAGTGAGTGCCAGGTTACTCCCTCAATGCCGGCGTCTTCACATGAGTTGGCAAAAGACTTCTTCGGATCGTTGATTTCAAAAACCTGCTGGTTGCTGTGCGAGGCCAGATGCTCGACGAGCTGCGGCATCAAAACCTCGGTGATGGGAACCAGCCGGCGAATGGTGCGCTTGCCTTTGTAGCTAAGCGCCGTCAGCAACCGGCCCTCCAGGTCGACGTCTTCAAAACGATCGAGCCGAAACTGTTCCTCTTTGCGCATCGCCGTCTCGAGGGCGAAGGTGACCGCAAAAGGAAGGTGACCGCGCTTCTGGGCTTCGAAGGCAGCAAAGAGCCGGACCTGCTCCGGATAGGAAAGTATCCGCTCATGCTTGCTCTCGATGGAGACCTGAATCAGCGGCGCGCCCTGGTCGAACGGGTTCTCAGTAATCCACTTCTTTCTGAGCGCCACCTGAAACACGCAATGAGCCCAGGCCAGTTCACGATTGACAGTGCCGATCGCGCGCTGGCGAGTTTCAATGTAATCAACTCGAGTCCGGACGCCGCCGACCGCTTCGAACTTCACCCGTGGAATAACAACCGGAGCGCGTAGCCGCTCTTCCTTGTAGTCGGCGAAGTCGTCGTAGGTAACTTTCATGATGGCCATGTCACCCATGAAAGCCTCGACCGGTTTCAGTGCGTTTCGCGTGGCCTTCCAGGTTCGCTGCCCGGCGACCTTCACGCTGCCAACGTAGACGGCCGGCTTGAATCGATGTTTGTTGCACCAGGCGATAGCGTCGGAGACGGTGCGACTTGCGTTTGGTTTGGGAACGCCGGCGAGTTCGTTTTCTATCTCCCGATCGATCGCGCGCTTCTGGCGAAGAGACTCAGTCGCGGAGTAGGCAATGCGTTTCTTTTCGCGGCTGCGGCCCTGCAGGTCGGTGTAGCGTTTCTTGATGACGAAGCGGACAGTGTCTTTCGCCGACTGCGTAACGCGGCCGTTCTTGTCGAGGCGAACAATGGATCCGTCTTTAGTTCCGCGCGGCATTCAGTCTTTCTCGTCTGCGAGTTTGGCGGCGAGGCCACCGTAGTGGCGTGTGAAGCCGTCCAGCAGGACGCGCTTCGCCACACCGCCGCGCAAACGTCCGTTCATAATCAGATCCCGTACCTTTGCTGGCTTCAACCCCGTGGCCTCACTTAGAAGCTTGGTAATCGGAACTCCCAAGCCCTCAAGGCCCAAAAGAGAATCGCGGACTAATTGGCCGTCTAAGTCGCCAGCGGTTAATTCAAAAATCAAAAATACAATTCGCGCAAAACGCTCGTCGTCATCTTCTGTAGTGAGAGCCGCGGCCATATCTCCGCACGGGACGAGGGACGCGTCGACTTCCTTAATGTCAAAACCCATCACGGCCAGTCGCTGGGTGATTTCAACAAGAGTGGAAAACTGCCACGGCGCCCGCATGCGGTACGTAGCTAGATAGGCCACATGGTCCAAAGCCTTCTCTTTGCTATCGAGAATCCGGGTGAACACGATGATGGCCCGCACGGCCTCATCGTCAGGCGTTGGCGGCCGGGTATTAGTTGCTTGAGCGTAAGAGACGGTGGCGAGTGAGCCCGCGAGGATGCAGGCGGCGAAGAGACGCGCAAGGAATTTCATTTTTCTCCCCCTAACGAACGCGCGGACTATACGCCCCTGTTAAAAGTTTGGCAAGAGTCTTGACTGATTAACGTGAGCGGGCGTTAACTATTCCCGGGGCTGGGAGAGACGGGAGTGTAGCAATAATCCTTGCTATTTTTTGGAAGGCAGCGTATTTTCTCGGAGCTTTATATCAAGGTCAGAGGGCGTGCACGGCTCACCAAAGTAATTCAGCTCATAGGCCAGACACACCTCCACCATCGCTCAAGGACTACTCCCCAGCTTTTCTCTTTCAAGCGGTTTTGCTCAGAACATCCAGGAGAGCAACTCGGTGGTTGTCCTGTCCCAAAATGAAACGTCGATCAATTGCGGCAGAGATTGCGAGCTCATCCCGATCGGCGGCGGTGGCGGCGCCGGGATGTCTGTCGGCATGTCGCCGGCGAAGGCTGCGGAGCTGACGGCGACGATCAAGAGCGTTGCGAGTAGTAGATGTCTAAAGGTTTTCATGGGGAATCCTCTCAAAACGAATTTAAGTTCGCGCCGCATCATATTGACCTAATCCTTTGTTTACAAGTTTTTTTGTTAAGCGGGGTAACTCATGCCAGCGCACCAACAAAGAGAAGTACCCGTCCTCGAACTTCCGCAGGAGCTAAACGATCGGGCGATCGTCTGCGCTCGCGTTGCCCTCAGACATGAAGAGCGCGGCGAATACGAACGAGCAATTGAGGCGCTAGCTCCGTTCTGGTCTGGCTCGGTTACGCGCCCCGTGACCGAAGGGCTCTTACCTGCCGTTGCGGCTTTGGTGATGCTCCGCGTTGGAAGTCTCACGGCATGGATCGGAAGCAAGAAACAGATTGCCGGGTGGCAGGAAGCTGCCAAAAACTTACTGAGCGAGGCGGCGGATCTAAGCCAGCGTGCCGGCAACCTTGATGGATGGATTGAAGCGCGAAGGCATCTCGGAATCTGTTACCGGCGAGAAGGCGCCTTTGATGAAGCGCGGGCAGTCTTTTCCGAAACCATCAAACGCGCCGACGTGGGTAGCGATCGCTGGCTTGACCTACATCTGAACCTGGCTGTGGCAGAAGGCTGTGAGTTGAGGTTCGATGTCTGCCTGGGCATTTACAGGACCGTTGCCGCCGCGGTTGACGCCACTTCCGACCAGTTGCTGAAAGCAAAGTTTCATAACGGCCGCGGTATGACGCTGAAGAGGACGGGTGACACAGACCGGGCAATCATCGAGCTGACGGCCGCCAGTTATTACTTCCAGCAATCCGGCCATTCGCGCTACCAGATTCACACCGAAAACAACCTGGCAAACGCACTGGCAAGGGCAGGCCAACATGACGACGCTCATGCTCATCTCAAGAGTGCCGAACGGCTGGCCCGGCAAATAGGCGATGCTGAGTCTCTGGCCCAGGTGCTTGATTCCAGGGCGCTGGTCCATCTGTCTGACCGCAACTTCGAAGGGGCGGAACGCGCAGCGCGGCAGTCCGTCGCCATCCTTGGAAAGGGTGATGAGCATTCTCTGTTGGTTGACTCCCTCGTTACTCACGCGCGATCTCTGGCCCGCCTCCGCGACAACGATGCTCTGCCAACCTACGTGCGGGCTTATGAGTTAGCGGCGGAAAAGATTGGCAGCGAGAGAGCGGGGCGAATTGCGCTGGAGATAATTAGCGAGTGCGCCGGCGAAGCATGTCTCACGGGTCACGTCACCATGGACACGGCGGTCGACCGGCTTGAGGCGAGCATTATCAGCGCGGGATTGGTAGCGACCGGAAACAGGGTTACAGAAACGGCGATGCGGCTGGGACTCAGCCAGCAGAATCTAAGTGCAATTTTGAAAACCCGGCATAAGGACCTAAAGCCGGAGAATAAGCGGAAAGCGCGCCAGACGAGCCTTGCCGCAGTTAAGCGACGTTCTGCCCTTTAGTCGCGGGCTTCTGAACTTCGACATCATCATTTTCAGCCCCTTCCTGAATCAGCGAAAACAATAAACGAAGCTCATCCATCTCACGTCCTCGAAGCCGGGGGTAAAGAGTGAACAAATAGGATCCGCGCCTCACCAGTGCGTCGACTACCAGCAACTCCAGCGCTTTCCCAAAGTCAACGTTATCGTTTGCGGCCATGCGCTCGACCAGCGCCCGGACCTTTTCGTTCAGAAAACGATAGGGGTCGAGGTCTGCTTCGCCTTCGCCGGTGAGCAGCCAGTGCAGCGATCGTTTAGTCAACGCTGAAATTTTCTTTAGGTTGTCTAAGCTCGGAAGGCTTTCGCCCTTGATGTAGGCACTGACGCTCGCGTCCGAAATTCCCAATTTCTCAGCAATTTTAGCTTGGTTGTCCCCGCCGAACGCTTCCTTGAGGCGTTGTCCAAAATCTCTGTTCGACTGGGGTTTAGTTGCCACCAAAGATTTTGCTTGACAGGTCTTAGGCGTTACCTTAATATCCCGCCCGTCACCAATGCGACGTTTATCGCAACCGCTCGGAAGATAGCATGACTGCCTCATTAGACACAGAAGAAAAAGGAATCCCTCCGGCGCAGATAAGGGCGATGCTCGACTTGCGCGAAGAGACGGTTACGGGACTGGGAGTGGTGTTCGGCGAAGCGCCTAACCGGATAGCTGAAACCATCAGCGGAGGCCGGGCTAACAGACGGATTCGAGAGAAGCTGTCGGCTCACCTGAACATCTCCTATGAAAAGCTCTGGGGAGAGAAACCCAGAGGAGAAGAATAACAGCGACTTGAAGAGCGAAGCAGAGGCTAACACGGCCCAGCCTCAACACAAGGGGTCGGAGGTGTTAAATCCGACCAATGCCTGAACCGTCGAAAAACCAATTGCTGGCGGCCGCGCTGCTCACCCTCTTGCTGGTGATCCTGATAGCCGCCTTTGCCTGGAGAATCTCATGACAACAGAATCCGAAACCAAACCGGAAACCAAGCAGCTATCTCTGCCAGGCGAGAGAGCCGGCGCTACTAAGACTTGCCCTTGCTGTCCGCCCGAAGTCGGCGAACAGTCAATCGATAACTTCGGCATCTCCAGATCCCGGCCTGATGGTCACAATCTCTATTGCAAGGTGTGTGTTAACCGGAAGGTTCTTGAAGGCCGTCTGAGAATGCGAGAGCGGAGAGACACTCGCAGGGCATTGCTGAGCGCTGGTTCGCCAATACAGCTGCTACCCGCTCGCAAGCCTGATGTTAGAGCATTCACTGCTTTGAGTCCCAGCGAAAAGATTCTGCGCGCGCTCAAAGGAAACGCGCTTACCCAGCGCCAAATCCTTCGGGAAACACGACTCTCGCGAGAGGACCTTGGGCTGGGCCTGGCCGGGCTGATGGTGGAACGTCGAACGGTGAAAAGCCGATACGTCGAGTCTCTCGGTCAAAACGTTTACTTCCGGCGCAAGGCCCAGGTGGTCCCTGCAAAACGAGAAGTCGCATGAGCACTCTGGAAAACAAGATCGACTCAACGCGCCACCTGCTTTTGCAGATCGAGGCGCAGCACACGCAGAGCGTGGCCCTGGCGCGCAAGGCGCTGGGCGAGATTGAGGAAGAGGCCCGCGAGCTGCGGCGCGAAGCGCTGAAGCGTGACGTGCAGTTTTTCACCGAGAAGCAATTGGCCCAGCGAGTGGGCGTAAGTCAGAAGACGATCGAGCGCATGCGCAAGGCAGGCGACTTGACGCCGTGCATCAGTAGTCCGATTCGATACTCGAGCGCGCATGTGGCACATCTGGCGAGAGTGCCGTCGCCGGCAGAGAAGCCAAAACGCGGTGCACATCTGGAAGATGTTTCAAGACCGAGGAAAACAGGATGAGTCTCTTAAACTTCAATCTGACCCTGCCAACTTCGAACGCTAAGGAGCGCCGCTACATCACCGACGAGGGCGGCACGGGGTTACGCCCGCATCGCGTCTACGATCGCCAGAAGCGCCAGGCAATTATCTGCACGGCGGATTCGAAGGTAGCTCAGACCATGGCCGACGAATTCGAGCGGCAATGGCGACGCTCCACCTGGGGACGGCGCAACCAGCAAAGGCTTGCCCGCTTGCTGCGGAAACTGTTCACGAAGCCTACACCGCCGCCAGAACCAACCATCCGCGAGAAGCGCGTGGCCTTTGTGCAGGAACTCTGCGACCGCTCGCGCGAACGGCTGGCCCAGCGATAACCACTCAAAGAGAGGAAAAGCATGAACAATTCCCCGCGCTGGGTCGATTTTGCTGCTCAACAGTTCCTGCACAAGCTATTCGTGCCGCGCCCGGGCGTCGATCGCTGCGGGCGAATGTTCGATCCATTAGACATGCCGAGCGATGATCATGGTCGCCCGTCAACCGAGTTGGCGAGACGCTCACAATCTCTTTCCGTTGAGCAACTGGTTAGCAAAGGCTCAAACCCTTCGGACGACATCTATCTCGTCAAGACCAGCGACGGTGCGCATGGAGCGGTGCGGATGCAGTGGCTACGGCTCTATTGGCAAGAAGCGGCGAGGGAAGCGGCATGAAGGACGAACTGCCAGATGGTATCGCTGAGGGCTACTGGATTCATCTTGTTGGTCCAGACGATTTAATTGCCGCGCCGGATGAACTTACCGCACTACGCCAAGCAAACGAATTCAACGTGCAGTTGGAGAAACAGCGACGCGAGTTTGCCAACGACCCGAATTATCCCATTGCCGTCGCAGTGGTGAGAAAGCAATGACGATTCACCGAATGAAACCCCGACGCCGACGAAAGCCGACTGGTCCACCCGCGCCGCCGATTCGCTACTGCACGCGCTGTCGCAAGCGTCTGACGCGAAAGCGAGTAATGAACAAAACATTTTTCTGCTCGACCGCGCACCGCGATGCTGACTTGCGCGAGCGCAAGAACTATCGCGCGAGCAAGGACTGCCGGCTCTGCGGACGACCCGCAAAAAATTCAGTAGGCAGTAAGCAGCAGGCAGCGGCAGGAAGAACCAAAACGGCGGTTTGAAGGGCTGAGTAGCGGCAAGGCAAATCGAAAGTTGTGACAGGGTAGCACACACATGGAAATGACCTCAGAAATCAGAAATCAGCGGTCAGAAACGACCGAACCGGTATTCGCGCAGCAAATTGGTGACGAATTTATCCAGTTGCGCGCGAGCGGCTTTGACTTGTCCGCACTCGATTTGGCGTTGATTTCGAAGTGGTACGAGTGGGGCGTGCCGCTCGCCATTCCCTTGCGAGTCATCGCCGATGTGAAAGAGTACCGCGAGTTGAAGCGCCCGACTTTGCGAGTGCGCACACTGAGCTACGTGCAGGAAGAGGTTGAAGCGCAGTTCGCGGAGTTGGTCGAAGGGCACGTTGGTTGTGGGGGATGTCAGCAATCGTATTGTGCGAATCGGAGGGTAGCGTGAATGGCGCACCCCAAGGACGTCTCGATGAAATCGCGCTGCAGATATTGCGGCGCGGAAATTATCTGGGCGAAGTATCGCGAGCCGCCGCACAAGCCGGCCCCGATCGACGCAGAGCCGATGAGGAAAGACGGCAAGGACTACGGAAACATTTGGCTGGTAAGCGAGGGCGCAGGCCACACGTATCACATTCTTGAGCCGGAAGTGGCAGAGAATGCGAGAGCGCGCAACTTCGATTTGCACACGAACCATTTGGCGACCTGTCCCGACCGCGAGCGCGCACCGCGTGACGGGTCCGAGAAGCGCGAAAGGAGCGCAGCATAAGTGAACATCCAACCACAGAGGACGAAGATGCCGAAAAGGAGTCATTGATGTCAGACAACTATTCACTCTCGACGGAAGCCGCGGCCATCGCAAGGCCGATTATCAAACAGCATCACGACCATCTGCTCGGGCGGCGGGTTGAGTTTCTCTTCATCGAGCGGCTGGACAAAAAAGGGAAGTCGCAGGCAATTACGACGGGCGGGGGAAGTCACAGCCTCTATGGCAAGGCGAAGCTGGTCACGGGGTTGAATGCGTTTCTCGGGGCGACGGCAAATGATGCAGACGACCCGCAGCCGTTCTTTGTCATCGTCATTACAAAGCACTTCTGGGATGGCGCCGCGAAAGAATTCAAGGAGGCGTTGATTGACCACGAGCTGTCGCACTGTGAATACGATTCGACGAAAGACAAGTATTCGATGGTGGACCATGACGTAGAAGAGTTCACGGCGATCGTGAAGCGTCACGGCGCGTGGAAATCCGACCTGGATAAATTCTTCAAAGCCGCGAAACAGCAGAGCCTCGCGTTTGAGTCAGAACCGCGAGCGGTAGCGACCGGGCCATCTGCGAGCGGCGAGGCAGAGCCCGCTGGCAATGGCGGCGCCGCTACGCGCACTCCGAAGGTGCGGCGTATCCGTGGTGCGAAGAGCAAAGAGCAGGCGCACGAGCTTTTGGGAGGGTGATGGGCGACAAGACCAAAATCGAATGGACCGATGCGACGTGGAATCCGATACGCGGATGCTCAGTCGTCTCGGAAGGCTGTCGCAACTGCTATGCGATGCAGGTCGCCGCGCGGTTCTCACAGCGCTATTGGGAGGTGTGGCAGGGTTCGACGCTGATTTGCAGCGCTAAGCAGAAACTTACCGAAGCCGAGGCTCGAAACAAAGTTGCGAACGAAGCTCGGAACGGCGTGGTGATGGAGGTGCGCGAGTCGAGCGAGGGCCAGGCTTATGCAGGACTGGCTTATCGAAATTCATCTGGAGCGCACTGGACCGGCAAGGTTCGATTGATTGAAGAGCACCTGGAAGATCCACTCAGGTGGAAACGTCCGCGCCGCATCTTCGTCAATTCGATGAGCGACTTGTTTCACGAGTCGGTTCCGGACTCCGACATCGAAGCAATTTTCGGAGTGATGGCGACCGCGGGCCATCACACGTTTCAAATCCTCACAAAGCGTCCAGAGCGGATGCTGGATTTCGTTTCGAAAGTTAAGCATTCAACCTGCGTGGCGGCGATGATTGTCAAAGGCTCCAATACTCACTCTGAGGGCGGCCGCCGCAGTCGAATCAAAACAATGCCGCGAGGGTGGCCGTGGCCACTGCGAAACGTTTGGTTGGGCGTGTCAGTCGAAGACCAAAAGACGGCTGACGAACGAATCCCGCTGCTGCTCCAAACGCCCGCCGCGGTTAGATGGATATCGGCTGAGCCGTTGCTTGGCGCAATTGACCTAACGAGACTCAAGCCTCCTAGCGTCACCTGGATGGATTGCTTGGAAGGGCGAGAACACTTTGGCCCTGGCGTCGCGTCGGGCGGTCCGCATCTCGATTGGGTTGTTGTCGGCGGCGAGTCAGGCTCGGGCGCGCGACCGATGCACCCGGAATGGGTCCGGTCGATTCGCGACCAATGTGCTAGAGCTGGCGTGCCGTTTTTCTTCAAACAGTGGGGCGCGTGGGGGCCTGTAACTCACTATTCAATGCGGGGCGTGGACCATCCTTCGCTGCCGACTTATCAATCACAGCAATTCGAAGTGTTTGCGTTAGGCGGTGACCGACTCTCGGGAGCCGCAGGTTCGCTAGTCGGACGGCTTGGCAAGAAAGCCGCCGGCAATACTCTCGATGGCCATCAACACCTGGAGTATCCCGCCTGATGATCGACCTCCCCCGCTACGAAGAATTCCTCCATTCAAAAATCGCCATTGAGGGCGAGAGTGGGATTGAAGTCTCTGATAGCGAGATTCATCCGGTGCTGAAACCTCATCAGCGCGTGGCTGTGCAGTGGGCTTGTCGCGGCGCCCGGCGGGCGCTGTTTGAGCGGTTCGGGCTCGGGAAGACGATTCAGCAGCTTGAGATTTGCCGGTTGCTGTTGAAACACATCGATGATAGCCAGCCGACCTATCCGATTCAGCGGGCGCGATCTCTCATTATCTGCCCTCTCGGCGTGCGCCAGGAATTCACACGCGATGCGGTGGAAAAACTCCAGTGGTCACTGGCGCCGCGATTCATTCGCACAACTGAAGAACTTCTGCGGGCCAAACCGCCGACCGATTCACCCAACGTATTTCTGACGAACTATGAAAGCGTGCGCGACGGCAAGTTAGATCCTAGCCTCTTCGAAATCGTTAGCCTGGACGAAGCGAGCTGTCTGCGCGGCTTTGGCGGCACAAAAACGTTTCGCGAGTTCATGAGCCTGTTTGCCGGTGATAGAAAGACCTTCACTTCGCGCACGCGCAGCCAGGGCACGCGCTTCCGCTTTGTCGCCACCGCGACGCCGAGTCCGAACGATTACATTGAGCTGCTAGCCTATGCCGCATTCCTGGGCATCATGGATGTATCGGCGGCGAAGACGCGCTTCTTCAAACGCGACTCGACCAAGGCCGATAACCTCACGCTGCATCCGCACAAAGAAGAGGAATTCTGGTTGTGGGTTTCGAGTTGGGCGCTGTTTCTGCAAAAGCCTTCTGACCTCGGATTCTCCGACGAGGGCTATGACCTGCCACCAATCAAAGTCATCAAGCATGAAGTCAGGGTCAATCATGCGAACGCCACGCCCGATCGCAACGGACAGAACCGGATGTTTCGCGAAGCGATGCACGGAGTGGTTGAAGCTGCTCGAGAGAAGCGCGACACCTTGACAGAGCGAGTCGCGAAGATGACGGAGATTCTTGAGAGTGGAGACGGTGACCGCTTTCTAATCTGGCATGACCTGGAAGCTGAACGTCATGCGATTAGCGCGGCGGTGCCCGATGCGGTTGCGGTGTACGGCACACAGGATCTGGAAAAGCGCGAGCAATCTATCATCGATTTCAGCAACGGGAAAATCCAATATCTCGCAGCTAAGCCAGTATTAGCCGGCAGTGGGTGCAACTTCCAACGCTACTGTCACAAGGCAATCTTTCTCGGCATAGGCTTTAAGTTCAACGACTTCATCCAGGCGATTCATCGCATCCAGCGCTATCTGCAAACCGAAGAGGTTGAAATCCACATCATCTATGCTGAGAGCGAGCGGCGCGTGCTACAGATCCTCGAACGCAAGTGGGAGCAACACGAGGTGATGGTCGCGAAGATGAGCGCGATTATCAAACAGTATGGGTTGGCCCATAGTGCGCGCGCGGAAGCGTTGGGACGCAAGTCGGGAATTGAGCGAGTCGAACTGAGCGGCGCGAACTGGACCACGGTTAATAACGATGCGGTGCTGGAAGCTGCGAGCGGCGCCGACAATAGCGTTCACCTGATTCTGACTTCGATTCCCTTTTCGACTCAGTACGAATACAGCCCGAACTACTCCGACTTCGGCCACTCGGACACGAACGAACATTTCTTTCAGCAGATGGATTTCCTCACGCCGAACCTTCTGCGCATGCTGCAACCGGGGCGCATCGCCGCGATTCACGTAAAGGACCGGGTTGTCCCGGGTGGCTTGACGGGGCTTGGGTTTCAGACTGTCTATCCGTTTCACTGCCGGGTGATTGAGCACTACACGCGGCACGGGTTTGGCTATCTCGGCATGAAGACGATCGTCACCGACGTGGTGCGCGAGAATAATCAAACCTATCGATTGGGTTGGAGCGAGCAATGCAAGGATGGCACGAAGATGGGTGTCGGGATGCCGGAATACTTGTTGCTGTTTCGCAAGCCACCGACTGATAGCACCAACTCTTACGCCGATTTGCCGGTAGTCAAAGCAAAAGAGAAATACACGCGCAGCCGTTGGCAAACGGACGCACATGGATTCGCCAGGTCTAACGGCAACCGGCCGCTGACGCCTGGCGAGATAGCGAGTCTGCCGCATTCGGCCATCTTCAAGCTGTTTCGCGAATATTCCCGCACGCACGTTTACGACTTCGAAGAGCATGTGCGACTGGCGGAGAGTCTTGAGACATGCGGCGAGTGTAGCCATATTCACGTTCTCGGCTCAGGTGATTGCGTGTGCGGATGCAAAGGGTCAGGACGTTTGCCGGTCACCTTCATGCTTTTGCAGCCGGTGTCGTGGAGTCCTGACGTATGGACCGACATCACGCGAATGCTGACGCTGAACAGCTCGCAGTATGCGAAAGGGCGGCAGATGCACCTTTGCCCGCTGCAACTCGATATCGCGGACCGGGTGATCAATCAACTCACAAATCCTGGTGAAACAGTTCTCGACCCGTTCATGGGGATTGGCACTGTGCCATCGCGCGCGGTGGCTTTGGGGCGTAAAGGCCTCGGGTGGGAGTTGGCGCATTCGTATTTTGTCGATGGGGCGATGTATTGCGCGGCGGCTGAAAAGCAAGTTTCGATGCCGATGCTGTTTGATGTGCTGGAAGGTGAAACGGAGGGGGCGGCTGCATGATTACATCGCTCACCTTGCGCCGGTGCGACTGCTTAGCGAGGCTAACCTGCGCGAGCATTGGGCCATTAAGCAGCGCCGCAAAATCCAGCAGCAGCAGGACACTTATCTTGCCATGACAGCGGCGCTGAGGAATCGGAAGGTGCAGTTGCCGTGCGTTATCACTCTGACGCGCGTGGGGGCGCGGATGCTCGACCCTGACAATCTGGCTAATTCATTCAAGGCTGTTCAGGATGCCATCGCAAAGCGGCTGGGCATTGATGACGGCGACCAATCAAAGGTTCGTTGGGTCTATGAGCAACGCGCCACAGGCAAACGTGAATACGGACTGGAAGTGAAGATTGAAGCGGCGGAGGCCGCCGCGTGAAATGAAAGAACGACCCATCCTGTTTAGCGGCCCGATGGTCCGCGCAATTCTTGAAGGGCGCAAGACGCAAACGCGCCGCGTAGTAAACCTTATTGGCGGCCCAAACAACCGAGGAGATGAGTACATCAATAAAGGGGTGTTGATTCACCCGTTGGCGGGGCCATATCGCTGTCCCTATGGCAAGGCCGGTGATCGTCTTTGGGTGCGCGAGACTTTCAGCGCATACGCGCCGCAAGGCCAAACGGGAAACTGGAAAACCGGTGAGAACGTTACTTATGTCTATCGCGCTGATGATGCGGATGCCGATGTTGCGCGTTGGTATCCCTGCATTTTTCTACCGCGCCACGCTTCGCGCATCACCCTTGAGATCACGGAAGTTCGTGTTGAACGGTTGCAAGAAATCAGCGAGGCGGACGCGGGCGATGAAGGTGCGGGCATAAGGCTCTCTGACTATCCACAATGGGACGGCGACCCCGACTGCTATCGAAAGCTATTTCGCGTGGGATGGGACGGTCTCAACGCCAAGCGCGGCTATTCATGGGAATCAAATCCATGGGTCTGGGTTGTTGAATTCAAGCGGCTAGAGATGGAAGCGGCGGAGGCCGCCGCCTGAATGCCGAAGCGATTCTCTAAGGTCGCGCGGTATTGGAATTATCAGTTCCTTTGTCAACGTGACGGGGAACATTGCCAAGGTTGCGGGGCGGTCCCGACCAACCCGATTTCGGCGGTGCGCACTGAACTTAACAGCGCAGCCGGGGGCGTAAGCTATATCCCTTCGGCGGCGCCTAAACGACGCATAGAGAAGGGCGACATCACTCTTGAAATTGACCACATCAATGAGGACAAAAACGATGAGAGGCCCGAAAACAAACAGCTTCTTTGCAAAACGTGCAATGTCAGTAAACAGAATCGAGCGCGGTCAAAGCGTCCGAGTGACCTGAGTGTGTGTGTGAGAGAGCGGATGCGCCAGGAAGGGAGTGCAGCCACGCGGGTGAGTAAGGCTGTAGTTAACTATCGAAGCGGTAGCGCAGAGATGCAGGCAGCTCAGTTGTACGAGCTTCCTTTTCGCAGGTGGTTGATGCAAGTGCTGAGAAGCACGGACCATGTTGGGAAAGAGGATGCTATCTACTCAGGGGCAGAGATTACGGGTGCATCGATTACGACAGTGGATCGTTATCTGAAGAAGCTGACCAGCAGCGCCGGGCCTCTGAGGGAAGCGCGTGATTCTATGGGTGGGACGGTGATTATGATGAAGCCGGAGTTTGTGGAATGAGTATGCCAAGTCAATCCCCTAAACGAAAGAACAAAGCGAGCCGCTATCGCAGGCGTGGGGTCGAACGTGCGGCTGCGGAACTGGCCATATTGGCCATGGCGAAGGATGTGGCCGAGACCATTCAGACACACCGTGACATTGCGAGCGCGCGCGTTGCGGCGGCTAAGACTCAGCGGCGCCAACGTAGCGAAGACGAGTTAGAGGTGTTGTCCCTCGCTCGAGTCCTCGGGTTGTTGGCGAAACAGTATCCGCGATACGCGGAACATCTCAACGTGCCGCGCTACCGGCTATTGAAGAGACTGACTCGGCCAGCCGCGCGTCGTGCGGAGATTCGCGCTTGCGTCGAGCGCGAAGAGCAAATCGACATTGCGGGGCTAGTTCAGTGCACGCTGTACGATCCCCCCGTGGTGCGTTCGGACGTAAGGGTGATGGTGAGAGGCGGTCAGCTTCGGGAGGTGAAGCCGCCGCGCCCAGCCGGGCCTGGACGCCCATCGGAGCGAACGTATTACGAATTAGGCGCGGGTCCTTCTGCGGCTCGGACGGTCCGCAGGTAACGCGCCACCCCGGTGGGTGGCTAACATCAGAAGTTTTTTTGATTTTAATAACGATGGGCCAACAAGAGGAAAAAAAACTCACGCCAAAAGAGGTTTCGCGCGAGGTGGAGCGGCTCTTCCTTCGCGGCCTTACGCCTGATGACATCATGGCGCGCGCAAAGGCGGAGAAATGGGGCGTGCCACAGAGCGCATTGTCCAAGGCGATCGATGATGCGACTCAGCGAGTGATCGACATCGGCGCGGCGTTGAATCTCGATACTGAACTCGGCAAAGCGCTCGCCCGTTTGGAAGAGTTGTACCTGGACGCTAAGGACAAAGGGGAAACGAAGGTTGCGCTGGATGTGCTGAAAGAAAGAAGCAAGATGCTCCGTATCGGTGACCACGCGCGACGGGTCCCCGCTACGATTCCCCGGACAGAAGAGAAGCTTCCGAACCAACCAGCGAAATCAAACGTCGTCAACATCCGTAAATGAGTCTTGAATTCTCTATCAGCAAAGCCGCATCGCTCACCGGTCTGCCACGCGCGACGGTTTCAGAAGTCGTCTCACCTCTCGCAGATCCGAGCGTTGAAGAGGTGGTTGCGGCGTTTGTTGCGCACATGCGGAAACAGTCCGCGTCAGACAGCCAGCAGCCAGCGCCTGACGGGCTCTATTCCCAGCTCGCGTTGGCTGAGATGACCGGCACCTATCCGCTCGCCGTGAAGAAAGCCCTGAAGGGAATCACGCCGGCAGTCAACAAGCGTCACCTAAAGCAGTATCGCCTCGACCAAAAGAACGCCGCCGGTAAAACGGTTAAGCAACTAATCGAATCAATCCGGGATGTCAAAACCAGCGACTCAAAAACGCGCGCTGAACTGGCCGATGCTGAGCTGAAGGAAATCAAAGTGCAGAAAGCCCGCCGCGAGCTGGTGCCGTATGCGGAAGTTGTCGACGGGATTCAGCGCGTGATTCATCTTCTCTATCAGCGCACCGCCGTCAACCGCGAGTTGTGCAAACCATGTCGCGGCCTGGTTGGCAAAGTTTTCAACGACGTCCGAAACAACAGCAAGAACGTTCTCCGAAGCAATTGAATGGGAGCTTATTACAACGAACACGATCCCTTTGCCGCCGCCTGGCTGAGAGAACTAATCAAAGCCAACCTAATCGCCCCAGGCGAAGTTGATGAGCGCAGTATTGAAGATGTCGAAAGCACGGACCTCAAAGGATTCACGCAGTGCCATTTCTTCGCGGGCATCGGCGTCTGGAGCTACGCGCTTAGAAACGCTGGCTGGCCAGATGATACTCCCGTGTGGACAGGCTCGTGTCCGTGCCAGGGTTTCAGTTCGAGCGGGAAGCGGGGCGGCTTCTCAGATAAGCGTCACCTATGGCCTGCATGGTGCCGGCTCATTAAGAAGTGCCGCCCTCACACAATCTTTGGCGAACAGGTTGCGAGCAAAGACGGACTTGCTTGGCTCGACGTTGTTTCGGCTGACCTGGAAGGAAAGGGTTACGCCCTCGGGGCGGCGGATATTTGCGCTGCGGGCGTCGGGGCGCCGCACATCAGGCAGCGATTGTTCTTCGTGGCAGACGCCGAAGACTCCGACCGGCGGCGGACAGGAAACGCGAACAACAGAAGGCGGCGGATTGCGGAAGCTGGAAGACCAAGTACCGTTAGCGAGTTGGCCCAGTCCGACAGGCTTGAGTCCAGCAACCGACGATTACAACGCGGCGGGCGACTCGGACGGATTGAGGAAGATGCGGCACTTGGCGAGTTGGACAACGCCCTCAGCCACAGACGGCGAACGCTCAGGCACCATGACGGAAGCAATGAGCGGCTCGTTCTGCACCCAGCAAGCGAGCCTCGCGGCATGGTCCACTCCACAGAAGATCGATGCCGAGATGATTCACACGACACCGGAAACTGTCGTTGCTCGCATGAATCGCAACCCGAACATGAGCACCCAGATTCAGGGCATCGCGATTCAGAGCCAACTGACCAATTGGCAGACCCCAACGGCGGCGGATGCTCAGTCTCGAGACAGACACAATCAACGCGACGGCACGGTGATTCTGTCGATGTTGGGCGAGGCCCGACTAACGGATTCTGGCGAGACGCCGAATGGCTCTACTGCCGCGACGGGAAATACCGGCCAACTAAACCCGGCACTCCCGTGCTGGCTACAGGGGTTACCAACCGAGTGGGAAAGCTGCGCGGATATGGTAATTCGATTGTTGCGCCGGTCGCGCAAGCCTTCATCGAAGCATTCATGAGGTTGCAGCCGGACTTACATCAGGGGACTTAAGCATGGTTCGCGTGACGGTTCTAAAACCAATCAAGCGCCCGCTGTTCGATGATCCATTCTGGCCTCGAACTTCTATCATCAATTACGACGCACGCAGACCGCGAGCAAAGAAGCTTCACCAACTCCTACATCAGCAAGGCGAGGTTTTCGGGATGGTTGGCGATCGCTCCGATTCACTTACTCACGCAGAGATGCTGCAGCTGTGGCGCGATGGCTTTCTCAGAATCGAAGGTCGATTCAGCAAGGCCGCCTCATGACGTCCGAAATCACATCTCGCGCCTTCTCCGAAGCAATTGAGCTGGCCATCCCGCCGCCGCTCATAAGGGGCGCCGAGTGGGCCGATCGTTTTAGGGTGGTCTCGAAAGGCAGCAGCTCGCGCCCCGGTCCCTGGCGCACAGACCTGGTCCCTTACACGCGAGACATCATGGACGCTGCCTGCGATCCGGAGATAAAGGAAATCGTCTGGGTAGCCTGCCGGCAAGTTGCGAAGACAGAGACGATTCTCAACATTATCGGCCGCAGGATTCACGTCGAGCCGGTGCCGCAGTTTTATGCCTGCGAAGACGAAGGGAAATTTAACGAGTGGTCCAAGAAAAGGTTCGCGCTGATGCTGCGAGACACGCCGGTCTTGCGGGCGCTGGTGCGCGATGCTCGGATTCGTGGCAGCGACAACACTATCCAAGCAAAGTCCTATCCCGGCGGTTTTCTGATGGGCGGGTGGGCTACCTCATCAAACACCGCAACCTCGTTCGCCGTCGCCGCGGAATACTTCGACGAACGCGACGCCTACAAAGAAACGGACCTCGGTGATTACTGCAAGGTCGCTGAGCCGATGCTCGACACCTGGCAGCCAGACACGCTCATGGTCAAGATTTCGACTCCCGGCGATCGTCTCGACAATCCGGCCGGGACGCCGGTTGATGCTCCCAAGTATTCGCCTATTGAGCGCGAGTATCACGAGAGCGACCAGCGCAAGTACTATGTTCCCTGCCCACACTGCGGCGAGTTTCAGACGCTGAAGTTTGCAAATCTGAAATGGGACAGGGACCCGTCTGCTGCCTATTACGTCTGCGGCGACTACACGGCCGAGACAACATCATCCGGAAAAGAAAAGATTAGACGAATCAGGGGTTGCGGCGCCGTCATTGAGCATCGCCACAAAACCAAGATGCTCGCCCGGGGCGAGTGGCGCCAGGAAAACAAAAACGGCCCGCGGGTGAAAGGTCGCGCCGGCTTCCACCTCAACAAGCTCTATTCGCCGTTCGTCACCTGGGGCGCGATGGGCGAGGCGTTCGTTGCCGCGAAGCGCAGCGGAGATCCGGGGCAACTCAAAGCCTTCGTCACGATGTGGCTCGCCGAAGGCTGGGAGCCGCCCGAGCCGAAAATCGAAACCAGCGAGATTGTCGATCGCCGCGAAGACTATGGCGCGGCAAACGACGAAGGCGGCCACGATCCGATTCCAGTCGGTGTATGTCTGATTGTCGCCGGCGTTGATGTCCACCCCGATCGCCTCGAGGCGGAACTTCTGGGCGTTGGATTGAACCGCGAGAGCTGGTCCCTCGATTACGTCGTCGTCTTCGGCGACCCCACCAAGGACGCCACCTGGGAAGAGCTGAAACGCGAAGTTGTGACCCGCGAGTTTACCCGCGCCGACGGCGTCACGCTCAAAGTGCAATGCACCGCCATCGATTCGGCCGGCGGCTTCACCAACGAAGTCTACAAATTTGCTTATGCCAACCGCGGCTATCGCGTGTTCCCGGTGAAGGGCTGGAACGTTACCGGCAAACCAATCGTGGGCCAACCCACCTGGCAAGGCCGTCCGAAAGTCAAGCTCTTCATGATTGGCACCGAGGCGGCGAAGGACACGTTCATCACCAACCTGAACCTGACCGAGCCCGGCCCGGGTTACTGCCACTTCCCTCTACAGCGGTCGGGAACCGAAGGGCGCATATTCTACGGTGAAGACCACTTCAAACAGCTACTGTCAGAGCGGCCAAAGATGGAGCGAGGCAAGCGCGTGTGGCGGAAGATCCGCGAGCATCTGCGCAACGAAGCGCTCGACTGCCGCGTCTACGCGATGGCCGCCTTCGCGATCTGTTTCGGCGACGGCCGCAAGATGCCGGCGCTGCACAAATCGCTCTCGCAGCAGGCAGCCAGAATCGCCAGGAAACTTCAGGCCGAGATCGAAACTCAGCAGGATGATGAGCCGCGCAATGATGATGGCGACGGCAGCGATTCAAACAACAATCCACCGCCCGCGCCACCAGCGCCGCGCATTCCCGATTCCGGTTCGGGGCGCGGAGGCTTTCGCATCCCGCGCGGGAGTGGGCGGTATTAGAAAAAAAGGGGAGATGACATGAAGAATTTGACTTTAGGGGAACTCATCAACGCGCTACAGCAAAGCGGAATGTCGCTCGACTCGGATGTTAGGTGCTGTCTCGATCCGGGCGCGGAGGATACTTGCGGCGTCGGCGAAGTGTCCGCTGGCTGCGACGGTATTTTGCTTACTTTGAACGTAGATGAAATAGGCTGACAAATGAGTGCAAACCTTGCCCGCGAATACCTTAAAAGCAGCAATCAAACACTGCGCGACTTCCCTGGGCTGTGCGGCGAGTTGGCCAACGAATTGCAAAAAGTTACGCCGAACAGTCAGCTTGTGAGTGTCAGCGGCATCGGAGTTTTCGACACGACAGCGTGGACATACCATACAGTCGTAATGGTCGATGGAATTATTCACGATGCGTGGCGCAAGCGCCCTTTGCCTCTGAAAGAATGGCTTGAGAAGTTTGATTGTGAATGGCCAATCGAGATCACCATTGACGGAGTTGAAGTCTTCGAAGGGTTGGCATCCGAATATGGCACAGGGAAGTTTTAATGCACCCTCAAAGCATTAACCCGCGCGTGCTTTGTTACCTTCTGCGGCGGACTCATGCCGCTGGAAACCCCTAATCGTGAACCGTCTCGCTTCGTTGCCGGGTCAACCGTCACCTGGAAAAAATCGCTCAGCGACTTTCCCGCGTCTGACGGTTGGGTGTTGAAGTATTTCCTGCGCGGCCCCTCGCGTCTCGACGTGACGTGCACCGCTGACGGGAATGATTTCGTCGCGACGATCGCCGCTGCTGATTCCGCAAAACTGAAACCCGGCCGTTACTGGATGCAGGGCCGCGTCGAGCTCGACGGTGAGAAGCATCTAGTCACGCCCGACATGCTCGAGCTGGAGATTGTTCCCGGTCTCGACGCCGAAAGCGCGAACGTGGACCTGCGCAGCCAGGCCGAACGCATCGTCGCTGAAATCGACAACCTGATTGAAAGGTCCACGGGCGGGGACACGTTCGAATACGAAGTCGAAGGCCACCGCAAGAAAACCTACACGCGGACGGAGCTGCTCGAGCTGCGCAAAACCTATCAGCGCAAAGTCAACAGCGAACGCCGCCGCAAACGCGTCGCTGCCGGCGGCGAGTTCTTTCAAACAATTCCAGTGACACTGACAACTATTCGATAAGGAGAACAATTCATGTCGCAAAGTGTGAAAGACAAGGCATGGCTAAAGAGGCTCTGCACTGCGCTCTTCAATCTGTTCGGCTTGACGGCCGGCACCCCTGTGACCTTTGACGCGCGCGGCTGGCTGGCTGATTCACACGCTGCCGTCAAAGCATCGGGCGCGGAAGTAACGACCGGCACGGACGATGCAAAGTTTGCGACCGCGAAGGCAATCAAGGACGCCGGCATTGTGGCAACGCCGGTGAAAGCATCGGGCGCGGAAGTAACGACCGGCACGGACGATGCAAAGTTTGCGACCGCGAAGGCGCTCAGCGACGCGGGCATTGTGAGTGGCGCCGGAAAGATGGCCACCGACGGGAGCAACGCTGCGCTGCCGACCAGTAACCCAGGGGCCGGCAAGCTGTGGAACGACACCGGCACGGTGAAAGTCGGTACCTAAAGGCCGTTCCGCTGAGTTCTTAAATGCGTGCGCAGCCGTCCGAGTTACCACTCTTCTCAGTGCTCCACTTGTAAGAGGTTTTCAATGCCGATTCGAGAACTCAGAATCAACCCAACAGTTGTTTTGGTCGCGCTGACTAACCAAGCGCTGATTACAGAACTGAAGCTTCCCCCGGACGCGCACGTCACCGACGTTGCGCTGGAGCATGGCCACACGGCCACGCACCGCGACAGGCCGCCGATAATCATCCTGCAAATCGAAAGCAGCGAGTTCCGTCCGGAGGACGCCGGCCGCCCGCTGCCATAAACGCTAATGGCGAAACGCTTCAAACTCTGGAAAGCCACCCGACGCGCCGCGCGAGTTTTCGGCGCGACCCTGATGGGCGTGCGCGCCTTCGCGATGGCCCAACACAATCGCCTCACGCGTAACTGGCCCGCCTTCCCGATCGCCGTCAACCGCGAGATGCGCACGCAACTGCGCACGATGCGCAACCGTTCGCGGAATCTGGCCCAGAACGACGATTACATTGTTCGCTATCTGCATCTCCGTGAAAACAATATCCCCGGCCCGACAGGCTTCACGCTACAGGTCAGTCTCGAACCAATTTCCGACGATCCACTGCAAGTTGATCATGACGCTGAAGTCGTTCGGATAATTGAACGCGCCTTTGCCGAGTGGGCGCACATGGAAAATGCTTCGGCATCAGGCAAGCTCTCGTTCGTGGACCAGCAGCGTCTGATTTGCCGCCAGCTCGATCGCGACGGCGAGTCGCTGATTCACCGGCGAGTCGGCGCGACAAACAAATTCCGCTACACGCTGAAGATTATCGACGTCGCCTGGCTTGATGAATTTCACAACGCCGTCAATCCCGCGACTGGCAATCGCATCATCATGGGCGTCGAGGTGGATGACGACGATCGTCCGGTCGGCTACTGGCTGACGATGCCGACGACGGAATATCTCTACGGCTCGACGCGGATGATGCGCGACCGCCGGCGCCAGTTCGTGCCCGCCTCTGAAATGCTTCACGTCTTCGTCTGCAAGGACGATGAAAGCCAGGTGCGCGGCTATCCGGAAACTCACACTGCGGGCCTGACGCTGAAGGTGCTTGACGAGGCGGACTTCGCCGAGCTCATCAACGCGCACATCGCCGCGTGCAATCTGCCGTATCTGAGCCCGCCTGACGATGAAGACGAAGAGGTAAATCCGACTGCGGACGAAAGCGACCCCACGAAAGCTATCGCGCGCCCGGTAGAGCAGGAAGTGCAGCCCGGCATTCAAAAGATTCTGCCGGCCGGCTGGAAGGTCCAGGAATTCAAAGCGGAACATCCGAACGTGAACTGGCCTGAGTTTGCCAAGAACCAACTACAGCGCGCGTGCGCGGGTCTCAATGCGGCTTACTGTTCGATATCAGGTGATTTCTCGGGCGGCAGCTATTCCAGCTTTAAGATCGGCCGCTCTGAGGACCAGAGCACTTACCGCGCGCGCCAGGCGTTTCTGATCGAGCACTTCAACCGCATCGTCGGTTACGAATGGCTGCGCTGCTCAGTGCTTGCCGGCCGGATAAAGATTTCGCTCCAGGATTTCTCCCGGGTGCGTCTGGACTGGCAAGGCCGCGGCTGGCCCTCAATCGAGCCGCTGAAAGAAATCCAGGCGACGATTCTGGCGATTCAAAACTACCTCGACGATCCAATCACGGATGCGGCGGAGCGTGGCGCTAATTTTTACGAGATGGTCGAGCGGCTAAAGAAAATCAAAAAAGTGCTGAACGATGCCGGCTTTGATTTTCCGACGGCCGGCCCCGGATCGAAAGCCGTTGCGAACGATAAAACTGACGACACGCCAGACGGCCCCGCGGACGAAGAGAACGCCAAAGACGACGGCTCGAACCGGGTGCTGCGCGCGCTCGAGCCGCAACTGCGTCCCGCGCTTTCTCGGCATTCAAACGGGCAACCGATCATAGTCGTTATCAATCAACTTCCGGCGCCGGTTTCGCCCGCCAATGGCGATTCGCCCCTGCTCAGTTGAATCACAAATAACGAGTCACAGATGGCAAATGTCTAACGATTGTGTTGCAGATTTAATGCACCCTCAAAGCATTACTCAAAACGTTTTGGATTAACTTCTCAACCGCAATGAAGCGTTCCCTCAAACAATTTCCGCTCGACAAACTGGTAGGCATACACCAGCGACGCAATGCAACGCCCCAGACATCTCCAGGCGACAGTCTGATCGGTGTAAGCCAGCGCCGCGACACGACGTTTGACGCGCGAGAGTTGAAGCTCGCCGATGATGCCCAGGTTATCTCGGTGACTTTCTCGAGCGATGCTCCGGTCTACCGGAACATTGGCGGCTTCAGTTTCTACGAAATTCTTGACCACTCATCCCAGGCATCCGCCGACTTCCGCAGGCTTAACAGCGGCGGTCAGTTTATTCGCAATCACGACATTAACCAGGTGATGGGAGTTGTCGAGGATGGCAGCGCGAAAATCGATAGCGCCATCCGCAAGGGTTGCGCTGACCTCAGATTTTCGGAGCGGCCGGAAGCCCAGTTAGAACGCGTCGACGTCCTCAAGGGCGTGCGTCGCAACTTCAGTTTCGATTACGAGGTGACCGCGCCGTATATCGACACTGGCAAGAAAATCAGTGGCCTCCCGGTGCTGCGGGCAATGGCCTGGCGCGTGCTCTCAATCTGCACCGAGACTCACGCCGCTGACATCTCGGTCGGTCACGGGCCCGATCGTCGCGCCCATGAACATGGAGGCGCCCAGCAACGCGGATTGGGCTGTTCGTGCGCGTGCTGCACGCCCGGCAATCCCCAGGCGTGCTGCTGCTGCTGCCCTAATCTGACCTCAGCGCCGCTCAGTTGTAACTGTGCTTGCTGTCAATCCTATTACCCCAGGCCGTGTTGCTGCTGCTGTGACGCGACTGGCCAATCAGACCCCGTTGAAACCGGAGAACGAAGGAGAACGAACACCATGCGATGCACCGCCACCTCCGCTGGAGAGTGCCACACCGAGAACTGCACTCTGCACCCCGCCGCTGACAAGCGCGCCGCGCAAACACCGCCGACGCCTCAGCAAATCATCGCCACGCGCCAGGCTGAATTGATCGGCTGGGCCGGAGTATTCGGCGACACGCCGGAAGAGGTTGCGGCGTACACGCAGCTCGCCCGAGATTACGCGCGCGACGCGACGAAGCTGACGCTTGAAATGCCGGCCGTGACCGACATGTTCAAGGCCGCGATCGAGAAAGCAAAGACTGCCACCCGCGCCGCAGTGAATACCGCGAAGCCGCCGCAGGGGTTGGTCACTGTTCCCGGCCGTCGGACCTCTTCGCTCAAAGTGTTCAAAGGTGAAGGCGGCGACTTGCGCGCCTACCGGTTCTGGAATGGGCTACTAGCAAATGCGTTTCATGGCCAAAAGGGCGCCGAGAGAAATCCGGCAATTGCCCGCGCTTTCGAGTACGCGAAGGCTAATGGACTGCTTCAGGCGCAGCGCGCGGCTGAGGGCCAGAGTGAGGGAGATCCGGAAGCGGGCGGCTTCACCGTTGCGGAAGAATGGTCGCCTGAGACCATCGACCTTCACGAAGACTTTGGTGTGATTCGTCGCTACGCGAAGATTGAACCGATGGTCGCTGAGGCCAAGAACGTACGCCGTCGCGAAGGCGGGCTGCAATTCCACGCCGCCGGCGAAGCCGAAGATGTTGAAATCGAGAAAAAGAAGTGGGGCGGTAACAAGCTAGTCGCCAAAAAGTGGTTGTGCCTGGCGAACATCACGAGCGAGTTGAACGAGGATTCTGCCGTCAATCAGGCCGATGACCTCGCCTACGAGATGACGCTGGCCGCAGCGCGGCTGGAAGACGATCTCGGGTTCCTCGCGGACGGCACCGGCAGCGAACAAAACGAAACCGGCTACCAGGGCGTGATCGGAATCATTCCGAAACTTCTGAGCCTCAGCGCAACCAAGGCCAACATTGCGGGACTGGTGATTGCGAACGGTGCACCGACCAAACCCGAACAGGTGCCGCTCATCCTTGGGGACCTGCGCATGGCGACCATGCTGGGCGACCGTTCGCCGCTGACGATCTCGATGAGCGAGCACTCGTCCTTCCGCAACGACACCGTTGATTTGAAGGGCCGCGTTCGTGTGGACTTTATCGCGCACAGCGTCGGCAATGCGGACGGCACCGCGACAAAGCGCAAAGCCGGTCCAATCATCGCCTTGGCTACGGACGATTGGGATGCAGTGACCTCCGACGACTTGAACATGATGATGGGAAGATTGCCGCGTTTCAAGGGCATCAGGCCAGTGTTCTTCTGCCACCAGACGTTCTACTACCAAATCATGCGCAAGATTCTGATCGCCGCGGGCGGGGCGACGCCGGGCGACCTCGCGGGCGCCGGTCCGTTCCAGTTCGGCGGTTACCCGGTTGAGTTCTGCCAGAACCTGCCGAGCGCTGAGGTTGCGTAATTTTTGGAGTGCGGCGGCCTCGTCGCCGCTTTCTCCGTTTCGATTCGTTGTCTGCCTGATTGAAAAACAAAGCGCCGTCTAACCGGCGCACTCCAAAAGGGAGAACAAACCATGAATGACGCGCTGAATATCAAAACCATCAACGTCACGCCGGCTGCCGCGATTAAAGACAACGCGAGTTTTTCGGTCGCGGCCGTCGATACGCTCGGCTTCCGATTCATTACGTTCGAGATTTCGCTGGGCGCCACCGACGTCGACGTGGCGGCTTTGAAGCTTCAGCACTCGGACGATGACGGCGACCATGACGCCTATGCAGATGTTGACGGCGCGGACTTTTCGGTTGATTCGACCGTTCCCCAGGATGACGAAGACGGCAAAATCTTCGCCATCCACGTAGACATGCGCGGCGGTAAGAAGCGTTATCTGAAACTGGTCTTCACCGCTGGCGATGGAGCGGCGGGAACTTTCGCCGATGTGAAGGCCCGTCTGTCGCGGCCTGAGACGTTCCTTCGGTCCGCCGCCGATCGCGGTTACACGCGCGAGCTGTTCGTCTAGCTGCCCAGGGCAAGGGGGCAAAGGGCAAAGCGACGCGGAAACCGCACTGCTCTCATCCCCTTCGCTCTTGGCTCTTAGCTTCTATGCCATTTGAGACTATCGACGATTTTCGTTCGACGTTCTTTGCAATCGACAATGGGCCGGCCATCCGGACGCTGATTGTTGGACCGGGCAGCGAACCAACGCGCTATGCAAAAACAATCGCCGCCATCTTCCAGAGCAACACGCAATCGGTGAGCGTTTACGAAACCGACATCGAAGCCTCGGCCCCGTCGATACTCTGCGTCTCCCCAGACGTTGCAGATTTAGATCCGAACGTCAAGTACACGGTCCGCTTTCTCGGGCTGCTGGAAGGCGAGGAAGGCTACGGCGAGACGTTCCAAACAACACCGCGCATCAGCGCAGCCGGCGTCAACACGACGCGCGTTTATTTGAAGAAGCTGTAAGGTGAGTTTCAAATCGAAACCTACACAACCATCAACTCCGAAAGGAACAACCCACATGAAGTATTTTTTCAACCTACTGCCCTTGATCCTGCCGAGTGCGGCAGCCTATTTGAAGTCGCGCGACTCGAACAACACCGGCGCCGATGACGCCGTTGGCAACATTCTGATTGCCGTCGGCCCTGCCATTGAAGCGATGACTACCGGCGATGATTCGAAGGTACGAAAAGCCCTGGTCGCAATCCGAACTATTATCGATGGCTACCTGGCGCAAACCGCATCCACCTAAAGGTTCGATATTTTATTTTGAAACCTGAAACGCGAAACCTGAAACCCCTTGAAGGAGAATCCGACAATGAAACGACTTACCTTGCTGTTCATGATTGCGTCGACGATCGCGCTGGCGGCCACACCGATTTACGCGCGTGCGGCTACGTCCATGCCCGCGCCTTCAGTCTCTGCTACTAGACTCCAGGCTCCAGACTCCAGACTCATGTCTTCTCCGCAAACAACCATCCGCCAGCAAATCGTCAACGAATTCAAACGCCGTCTGGCGAAGATTGACAGCGCAGCGGCGCCGCTCGCGAACGGCTACCAATATCAAACCGACATCGGCAAGAACGGCGTCGACGAATGGGTGACGCATTCGAATGAAGATTCGCTGAAATCGGCCGCGGGCCAGGCCCGCATTTCCGTTTTCGACCAGGTGCGCACGCGCGAGGCGAAAGAGACACCCGATTCAGAAGGTGTAAGTGCTGCCTTGCCGGTGCAAACCCGTGCGTTTCACTTTCGAGATTTAGCGCCGACCGAGGTCAGGAAGCATCTCGCCGACATGGCCCAGGCTGTAGTTACTGACCCTGACACCGGCGAACGTGATTACACCTTGGGCGGCTTATGCGTTCACGCCGAAATCACCGATGACGGCTTCGTAGTCCCATCTGAGGTTTTCACAATCGAAGCCTCGGCAATCGGTTGGAACGTGCATCACGTAATCGACCCTTACGAGGTCTAGTTTTAGGCAAAGTTTCAATTCGTTCGCGAGGTCAACAATGGCAACACAGAAACAATACGGCTTATATGTTGGGAACGCCTCGGTAGCAACTCTCGACGCGAATGCCAATCCCGGCCCGTACGACCCTCTTGGCGAAACGGTCATGGTTGAAATCGATCAGGCGGCCGAATACGCCACCAACTTTTCGACCGCCGAGGACAGCCCTAACCGCCAGGACCTGAACATAAAAATCAAAGACGGTCCGATCGGCGTCACTATCACCTGCAAGGAAGTTGGAAAGCGCGTCATGGAAATGGCGCTGCACGGCACGACCTCCGATGTGGCGGCCGGTTCGGTAGTCAATGAAGAGCTCCCGGCCGGATTAGAAGTTGGCCAGCAGTATTTCACCGAGAAGCCAAACATTGTCGCCGCCGGCGCCACTATGGTCGATGTTAACGGAAACCCGGTGGTGAACGGAACGCACTTTGCGGCTAAAGAATCCGGCGCCATCACCATGCTCAACGTCAACCTGACGGATGGTGTAAAAGCTACCGGCAACCTTCATCTTGCCAGCCAGCCCACTGCGGCCGAGACGACCACGGTCGGCGGCAAGACTTATACGTGGAGGGTGACGCCAACGCTCGCTAACGAAGTCAAAATTGGCAGCACGATTGCGATAAGCGCAGCCAACCTGGCGAACAAAATCAATGAGGACTCATTAACAACCCTCTGCACCGCTGTAGTGACCTCGCCGGACGTGGCGCTAACCGCCAATGACTTCGGCACCGCCGGCAATTCAATTACGCTGACGGTTGACGGCACGCACCTGACCAAGACGGCGTTCGCCAGTGGCGCTAACGGCACCGCGCTGGTGCAACCTTTCTTCATCAGCTACAGCTATGGCGTGTCAGCGAAGGTTGGCATCGCCGACGACAATCCGGGAAACGTGGCGTTCCGTTTTACCGGCAAGAATCTGGTGACATCGGCGCCGCTGAAAAACATTCGCGCGTTCCTAAAGAACTGCTCGTTTCCGCCGAGTTCGAAATGGACCCTCAAGAGCGGCTCATCCGGCGGCACTGGAAACTCAGTCAACGAGTATGAGATTAAGGGAACCGCTTTGGATCCGGACGGCACCGGGTTTGGTGACATTGACCGCTGGTAACAATTCGCCCGCTCCTTTGCGATGAATGGCAATGACGAAACCGTTTCACTTCGACAGTACGTCGACACGAACTTCGAGCTTCGCGATCGAGCGCTCAAGATTCAGCACGATGCCAGCGAGCAAGCGCTCACCCTGGCCACTGTTCAACTTGAATCTCGGTTAGAGAAACTGAATGAACTTCGCGGCAACGTCATTTCCAAGGGAGAGTTCGACGCAGTCGAGAAACGCGTCGCGGCGCTGGAAAAGTGGCAAGCCAAAATCGTTGGCATCGGCGTTGTGCTGGGACTATTCGCCGGTTTTATCGGCGCGGTAATTATGAGGCTGTTTAGCAAAGGTTAATATCATTTGCTCTGGACGATTTTGATTCTTAATTTTCTCTCTCTGACCGGCGAACGGACTAATGGCTGAAATGCTCGCGCAAACCATCGACACTTCAAAACTGACCGATCGGGAGTTACTGCTCATTCTCCACGAACGGGTCACGACGATCAGCAGTGACGTGCGCGAAGTGAAGGATGGCACTGCCTCGAAGCTGGCGACGCTCGAAAGCAAGGTCGAGCAACTGGAAAAACAGAAGGCCCCAGCAAGCGAAATAGACAAGCTTCAAAACGCCCTCGATGCGCGCGATCGTCAAATCAACCGGCTCAACAACTATTTGTGGTTTGCCTTCGGAGCTCTCGCGGTGTTGCAACTCGCGATGACTCTTTGGCTACGCTTTTCACCCCGCTAGTTTTCCCCTTCCACGCGCACGGCGCTTTCACGGCCCGCCCGCGAGTCCGCAAAACTAAATCACTAAACCCTTTTAGAGAGGACTATTTCATGTCAGGAAAAATCAGACGAAGACCCGAGCCAGCCCAATTTGTTATGCGGCGAGTTGATGATGTGCCGCTCCACTTTCTGAGCGACCCCGAAGATCCAAACAGCGCCCTCGTTGTCGAAAACTTCTCGCTCGAGTTCAAGAGCTACACCGCCTATGGATTCACGAAGATGATTGCCGACCATATCGAAGGCCGCACGTTTATGGGCGATGAGCACCAGACTGCGGAACTCTGGGCGCAATCAATCACGCGGATTATCGACGCGGAAGGCAACGCGCTAACCGAAGAGGACGGCGAGCCGGCGAAGCTGACGGCTGAATTCTTTCTCAGCCTGGTGCCTGAGGACCGCGACGCAATTAAGGAGGCCATCAACCGCGACGCAAACCCTCCCAGTTCGACTCAGCCACCGCCAGCGCCTGGCGACTCTGGGTCGAAACCAGAGGTGGGCCAGTAGACCAACGCCGCGGCCTGCCGATTCCGGAGTCGTTCTGGTTGCAATGGATGTACGACACTGGCAAGCCGGTGAGTGAGTTAATGCAGATGCTCGATAACGAACCTGAGCCGATTACAAACCGCTTTCTGATTTACGTCGGCATGCAATGAGCTTCACGACCACCCAAACTGGCGCGCGCAACCCTGAGAAGCAAATCCGCTTCGCGGTTGCCTCTGCGCTCACCAAGGGCGCGAAGTTAGTCCAGGCGGCGAACAAGAAAGCGCTGCGCAGTGCTTTCACGATCCGAACGAATTGGGATGAGCGTGGACCGTACGCGGTTAAAGTCCAGGCGGCCAAGAAAACCGACGATCCAATCACAGCGCTCGTAGGCACCGGCGCCGACTTCATTGAGAAGTTCATCCGCGAACCAGCAGGGCAGACGGTCATTAAGTTGCCGCACGGTAACTTCATCGCGATTCCGACTACGAACGTGCGCCGCACGAAGCGCGACATCATCCGGGCGGCGCAGCGTCCGCGAAACCTGCGGGGCAAACGCGACGTTGTGCTGCCAATGCGCAAAGGCGGCGGCATGATCTTGTTGCAGGAACAGGGCCGCGGCCGCAACGCCAAACGCGTGGTGCTGTATCTCCTGGTCCCGCGAGCAAAAATTAAAGAGCGCGACGTGTTGTTTGGTCCGGCGAAGAAAACTTTAGACGCGCAACTGCTTGGGCTCTATCAGCGAGAGGTTACAAACGCAATCGCAACGGCGAAGTGAAGATGACTGCTCACTGCTCACTGCTTACTGCTTACTGACGTGGCCACACCAAAAACCATCACCGCTTTCAAGTACCGCACCGAGGTGATCGCCGACATCACCAAGCACACGTCTGAGTTCAAGAAAGCTGACACGACGGTCGAGAAGTACGGCAAGACCATTCAGAAGGTCGGCAAGGAAACCGCCAAAGCTTTCGACGGTGTTTCGGTTGGCAAAAAGTTCGGCAGCGATATCGGGACGTCTGCGGTCGCGGCCCTTGGAAGTTCATTCAACCTCTCAACTCTCGGCAGTCTCATCGGCACCGCCGTTGCGCCCGGCATCGGCACGACCATCGGTTCAGCGATCGGCGGCGGGATTGATACTGCGCTGTCGACAGTCGCGCCGATAATTCTCAATCAAATCAGTAGTGGCATCGCACTCAATAAGCTCATTGAAGACACCCGCGTCGAATACACCAAACTAACCGGCACGAAGCAGGAAGCGGACAAGTACATTGCTGATCTGCTGGGAATATCCAAGGACATTGGCCAGGCGCCGCAACGTGTCATCGACCTCTCTGAAACTGTTTCTGATCTCACGGGCAATCTAGGGCTCACGCGAAAGATTCTCGAGGCGGCGTCAGACCAGGCGGCGGACTTTGGCAAAGAGGGCACGTTCGAAAAGGTAGCCGAAGCCCTGGGCCTGATTGCGGAGAAAGGCGAACTCGGGAGCAAAGAACTTAAGAAACTCTATCGCGTGGGCATCGACGCAAAAAAGTACCTGAGTGAAGCGACCGGCCTCAAAGAGAAACAGATCGAGCAGTTGATGAGAGAGGGCCGCATACGCGGCGACGTGGCCGCGAGATTGATTGCAGAAGGGATTGAGCGCGACAAGGGTGGCCTGGCTGCCTACAAGACCTCGCAGACGGTTTCCGGCCGCGAGCGCCAGTTCGGAGTGCTCTCACAGTTGCGCGTGGCGGAAGGGACCCAGAACGTAACGCGCGGCATTGGTGATTTCTACGAACAGGCAAACCGGATCCTCGACAGTCCACAGGCAAAAAAGGTTGTTGATTACATTGACAAGCTTTCCGGCACGTTACTCGACTTCACCGAAAAGAGTTTGAAGATCGGCGTGAGCGTCGGCGGCGGCATTGCTGAAGGTCTGATTAACTTCAGCCCCACGTCGATGATGCAATCGTTCACGAAGCTAGGCGGCTTTGTCGAAACCGGACTAAAAACAGTTTTCGAAATCAAATCTCCAAGCGGGCGTAGTGCGCGCGAGATAGGCGAGCCGATTGGTGAGGGTATTGGCCTCGGGGCTGTGCGTGGCCTCCGGAGCTTCATCCAGGGCCAGGGCGGTGAAGATATCGCCGCCACCATTCGTGAATTGCTGAAAGACCCGCGAGTCCAGGCGCTGCTTGACACTCTCGCGAAGGCTGAAGGTGGGGGCATCAACGTAATGGCGGGTGGCCGCCGCGTGAACTCAGGTGCATTGCATCCCGGCCAAATCGTTCCGAAGTCTCAGTGGTTCAAAGGTGATCGTGGCCGAAGCTCCGCGTCAGGTTTATATCAGGAGACACTTACGAACTGGCTGAAGGCGGAATCGGTCTTTGGCCCGCTGAACTTTTCTAACCTAGAGGACCAAAAGCTGGTCGCGCTGTGGTTGATGGTCAGCCATCAGGGGGGACTACAAACCCTGAAATCTGGGAACGTCGACCAGATGATGGCCTTGACGGCCAAGGACTGGACGTCAACGCCTGGTTCGACGATTGGCGGCGGCCGCCAAAAATCTAGACAACAGTGGATGGGTTATTACAACCAGGCCCTGGCTAACGGCGCTTCGATCTCGGAAGCAACCCCGGTGCCTGTCTACTTCGTCGGCAGCGCGGATGCTCGCGGCGGCGCCGCGGCAGTGTTCGGTAATCACAGCTCGCGAGCTTCAACAGCGTCCAGGTTCGGCGCGGCCGGTGTATTCGATAAGCCTACCCAGGACCTGAAGGAATTCACACTCGTGCTCGGTGAAGCAGACGGCGCCGTAGTCGACGTCAAGGTCCAGATGGAGGAATTGGTCACGGACGCACTTGGCCCAGGCACGGCCGCATTCAACCAGATGATGAATGCTCAGCCGCTGATGAGGCCAATCACTCAGCTCAACGATGCCCAGAAGGAGCACGCAGCAACTTCGATTGCGCTGACCAAGGAATACCAGAAGGCGTCGCGTGAGCAGCTCATTGTCGGCATGAGCGTTCTCGACCAGCTCTCGAGTGCTATCGGTCAAGTCTCCGGCATGATGCCGCAACAGCAGGTCGGCAAGAAGCGCGGATTCCTCTCAAAGCTGCTTGGCGTGGCAGCGCCCTTCCTATCGTTTATTCCCGGCGTGGGTCCGATTCTTTCGCAGATAGCCGGCATGGCCAGCAACGCGGCCGCAGGCAATTGGGGCGGAGTGGTTACGGGCCTTGCGTCCGGACTGTCTCCGGGCGGCGTGTTCAGGGGCAGCGGTGCGCCGTCTGCCCCGACGCGGACGGGCCCGGGCGTGGGCGCCGGACTACCGCCGCGCGCTGCAGGCGGACCAGGAATACGAGGTCGCGCTTATTGGACAGGTGAAAACGGGCCGGAGCCATTCATCGCACCGGCCAACGGCTACTTCCTTAACCATCGCGATGCCATGTCGGCAATGGGCGGCGGCGGCGCTTCGGATCAGCACATCGCCGCGCTCGATCGATTGAACAGCTTCCTCGCACGGCTCGAGGGGATGCGGCCGCACGATGTTGTTAGGTTTGGCGCACGTGGACTGATTGACGCCTACGATCAGGATGCAAGTTTGATTCGACTGAGCAGCCAGCGCCACCGGCTGGCGTAGTCGCGGGATATTATCCCGAAAATTTACCATGGACCTTTTTACACTCAACACAACAGGATTCTTTTTCACCGAGATCGCGGGCGAATGGAACGTGCTTGGCGCAGACTACGGTGATGGATTTAAGGTTGGCGCCACGGTGGGCCACCCAGCAGGGACCCGAGCATGGTCGATGAAGGTCGACGTGCTCCCTGGAGAGGCTGTCCATGGCGGGTTCATTCCGGACGACGTTGACGAAAGCCTAACGCTGACCGAGGCCGGGCAGTCGACGCGAGCCGAGTATCTCTGGAGATTCTTTCGCGCCAGCAAAGAGAATGGCAACCGGCCGTTTTGGATCGAAGTGGAAGATCCGGAAGACGGCGATCGCAAGCTCTTCCTGGCGAGCTTTGTCGACAACCGGCTCAGCTATGAAATGCTGAGAGCAAAGATTTATTCGACCGGGCTAGCATTGGAACAACGCAGGCTCCGGGACGTCGCGTCGCCCGTGCTTGCATTCCCGGACATTTCCGATCTCATCTTCCGTCTGGACGCAAGAGCACTGCCGGCCGTCCCTCAGACCACTATCGCCAGCGACTTCTTCTCGCGGGCCGACAGCGCGAGCGTAATCGGAACCACGCCTACAGGCTCGAAGGCGTGGGCCACGCACGCCGGGACGATGGGCATCTCCGGAGGCAAGCTGTACGCGTCAGCGCTGGCCAGCAGTGAAGCCGTGGCCACTATCGACACGGGCCTTGCGGACGGCTTCTTCCAGACGTCGTTGATATGGGTTTCAGGCGGAGAGGTCGCGCTGATCTTTCGGGCTCTCGACGAGGACAACTATCTGTATTTCCGGCTGACGAACGGATTCTTTAGTGCCGGCAAGATGGTTGCCGGAGTGGACACCGGATACAGCGGGGCGCTGGCTACACCCACTCCTAATGGCGTGCTGCTCACACTCACCGCGCGCTCGGCCGGCAACGGGATTGATTATATCGTCAATGGCGCGCGCGTCTTTCGTGTCACTCTTAGCGGCGGCGACCAGGCAATCTTTGGCGCGAGGACGCGCGCGGGAATCCGCCTGGTTAGCACGGCGGCGCGAGTTAGCAGCTTTGCCGCGCTCGAGGGTGGCGTTATCGACGGCAGCGGAGTGGTCGACTGGCCCAACAGCGTCGCCGGTGCCGCGGGCACGGCAATTCAAACCAACGCTGAATGGGCCCCTCAATATGTGGCCAATGATGGCGATCCGTTTGTGAAGTTCATCAACGGTGGGAGCGGCCTGGACAACATGGTGCTGACGCTGCCCACAACCTCAAACGGGAAATACACCATGCTTGTCGTGGCGCGTAAGACGACGCCGGCGGACACCGATCCAGGTTTTATCATGTCGCTGCCAAACTTCTCAGACTTTGCAATTGGCTTTAACCAGGGAATGGTTGCGAGTTCTCGGAACAGTGTGGCGTTCCCCACCGGCATCGCACCTTCCTCGGGTTTCGATCTACTGACATGGGTGTTCGATCCAGCCTCGAGCGCGCGGGGCTCCGGAGTGCGCGCGATTGCGAATGGCCGCGAGAGTTTCCGAAACCAGAATGTTAACTCCGGAGTTTGGAATGGCGCTACGTGGTCCACCGGCTGGCTGGGCACCGGCAACGGTCAAGCCAACTATCCGTTCCTCGGCGACCTTAAGGCGCTGCTTATTTTCAATCGCGTACTTACTGCGAGCGAGTTAACTCTCATCACTGACTATCTGAGGGAGCGCTACCTTTCGACGGTGCCGGAGCTCGAGCCGGAGCAGACGTTTGTTTTCGAGGGCGACTCGTTGACGGCCGGACTGGTGGGCAACGTCTTTGCAGACGCGAAGACATTTAGTGAAGTGGTTCTGTTGGCCCAGGCGAACCGTACCCGCGCTTATAACTTTGGTGTTAGTGGACAGACCTGCACGCAGATGGCTGCGGATGCCGCGACGCAGGTGGATCCGTTCTTCGACGCCGGTCACGATCGTAATGTGCTTGTCGTCTGGGGCGGCACTAACGACATGACGTTAGTCGCTTCCAACCCGACCGCGCCTTTTAACGCCCTGAAGAGCTATTGCCTGGCCCGGCGGGCGGTCGGCTGGAAAGTCGTTGTGTTGACCTGTCTTCCCCGCGGCACAGCGGGCCAGTTTGAAACAGACCGGCAGGCCTTCAACGCGGCGATTCTCGGCGACGCTTCATTCTATGACGCGCTGGCCGACGTCGGCACCAACGCTACGATCGGCGAACCCGGCGATCAAAACAACACAACCTATTATTTCGGAGACAAGATCCACCTGACGAAAGCCGGCCACGCGATCGTCGCCCCAATGGTAGCGGCCGCAATCGATTCACTACCATAAACAATGCCGATCGAAGATCCACAATTGTCGACAAAGCTGGCGACGCTGCGCACGATGCAGCGCGAGGGCGCAAGCCCGCGTGTGGCGGAGCTGCTGCTCGGCGACTGGCCATCTCCGGACGGCCCGGTTTATTACGCCACCCGCGTCGCGGTGGACCTCCTGGATAACCTGGCACTGCTTGACCGTCTCGACGGCGCGGAGATTGAGTTGCGACTCGGCTCCGGAGTCTTCCTCGAGGTGCCCCAGGAGGCCGGGATTGGTGACGACAAGATCGACCTGGATTTCTGGGACGGCGACCACGAACTTACTCGCCTTTTTCAAACGCACGGCCCTGGCATCAGGGTTGAAGTGTTCTACTACTTCCCGGAAGTGGACTTGCTGGTCACAGAATGGTGGGGTCACCTGCAGCCGCCGGACGAGGGCAACTTAGAACGTTTTAAGACGACCGCACAGTCGGGCTTCCGTTCCAGTAAGCTGTCGCTGCCGGCGCGCGGATTTTATAGCGGCTGCCAAAATGTCTTTGGCGGCCTACTCGGCACGCAAGCGGAAATCGACGAGGGCGGCTGTCCCTATTCTCGTCATCTTGGGGGCACTCCAAGCGAAGACAGCTTCGGCACCGACACTACCTGGCTGCAGACGGCGATGGCCCCGGCGGACAATTGGGCGGATGCAGACTTCGACGACAGCGGGTGGGCCTCGGCCGTCGAGCAGTCCTCAATTGGGGAGACGCCCTGGACCTGGGGCGATAACCCGTCGCCTTTCCCTCCGAGCGCAGTGGCCAAGTGGATATGGAGCCACGACTCGAGAGCGCGGGCCAACTTCGACAATGCGACCGTTTATTTCCGCAAGAGCTTTGTCGCGGCCGACACCAAAGCGATTCTCGTGCTCACCGGCGACAATTCCTTTAGTGCCTTTCTCAATGGCCAGCAGATTGTTTTCGGTGACGACTGGCGCCAGTCGTACTCGGCCGTGCTGACGCTGGAGGTTGGGGAAACTTATGTAATTGCGGCGCGAGTTGTAAACGGCGCGGCTATCGACGGCAACGTTCCCAGCCCGGGCGGGCTGCTGGCGGTGCTCAGCTCCGGAGTTGAAGGGGTTGGCTTCGGCAATCTGGATCCTGACACCGGACTGCCTTACACCAGTTGCCCGCGCAACAGTCGCGCCGCCTCCATCGCACGGCTCGGAGACGATCGCTCCTTCCTGGCTTTCGATACCATTGTCGAATCGCATACTGTCCACGAAACCAAGGGGCCAAACATCACCGTAACCTCGCGCGGCAACGAGACAAACCTCAAGCGGGCGCTGCGGGTGATTGCCGGCCGGCGCCACGTTTCTGATCTCGACCTGCTGGCCTACGTGGTCGAGCCCAACACGAAGCATCCGGACCAGGGTTCCGTCAAAGGCCTCTTCGGCGTCGCCGAGGGGCCGAATCAGTCTGTAAGCGGCGGCAAGATAAACGATCAAACCATCGCGCCGGAACATTCCAATTATCGCATCGGCGCCAAACGCCAGCCCCCAACATCTTTTTCGCCAAACATTCTGAGCTACTCGAGCACGGCGCTCTTTTTGGGAGTGGCCCAGGGCGACTTTACTAAAGCCGGCGCTGATGACTTGAGAGGCGCGGTTGAAGTTGAGGGCCTTAACGATGTGCGCGTGTATTCGGACGCTGAGACCTATACGCTCGAGTACACGTCGGAGCGTGGGTGGTGGCTGCTTCACTGTCTGCGAAACAAGCGTTGGGGTTATGGGCTCGACGCCCGGCGGGCTTACATTCCCGACTGGATTGAGATAGCTGCATGGTTCAAGGAAATCGTCAGCGTGAAGGACAAGGACGGCAACATCTTCACGGGTCCGCGTTCTCAGTTTAACGCCGAGCTGATTGAACGCTCCGCGCAACAGCAGGTAGAAGACATCTGTCGCAGTGGCCGGCTCAGTCTGCCGTTTCCGGACAAGGGCAAGCTTCGCGTGGTGCCTCTTCGGCGCGCGGCAGAGTTGTTTTCCACGGCCGTGTTCACCGACAAGGCATTCTTCGGCGCGCTGGCGCGGCCGGCCGATAACGACGAGCGCGAGGGGTGGTTTGAGGCGTTGCTCGACGCGCGGGCGCTCTCGCCGGCGGAGTTGCTGGCCGAGTGTAAGGAACGCGTCTCCGGACTGTTTACTTCCGACGAGTATGACGACCGCACCCGGACCGACGAAGAGTTTATCAGCGACTGCTACACGGCCTATCTCCGGCGCGACGCTGCAGCGGATCCGGCCGGCGCGGCTTTCTGGCTGAACGACCTGGCGACCTTCTCGCCTCCGGAGCTGGCGCGTGAGCACATCCTGCAGGCCTTTGCGGCTTCGACTGAGTTTGCCGCTGACTGCTCTGACGGCGAAGTGCCCACCTTCACTGACCGCGGCGACGATCGCAATGTTTGTCTCGAGGAGGGAAAGTCTACTCTCAGCTATTCCCAGCAGAGCGATGCTGAGTTGCCCAATCGAGTGATTCTCACGGTCGACGACGCTGCTCACGAAAACAAGCAAGTGCCGCTCACGTTTGAGAGCGTCGAACAGCAACTCCGGGCCGGCCGCGCCTTTGGCGACACCTCGAAGCGCGCGGTGCAAAAGGAATACAACGCTTTCGGAGTTACAGACATGGGCGAGGGCGGGCGGCTGGGGAACCTGCTTCTGGATCTGGGTGAGTTTGACGAAGGCGGACTACAGAACAATCTGCGATGGAAATTTACTACCTGGTATCTCGAGACGGTCGGCCTTCATCCTTATCGAATTATCAAGATCGACTGCGCCAAGCTCGACGTCATCAATACCGCGCGCCTCGTTAAGGGCCTGGAGCCGTTTACCTATTTCCGCATCCGCTCGCTGAAGCGCATGCCCGATCTGAAAGTGGAGGTTACCTGCCAGGCTTATCCGGTCGAATACTATGAGCGCCTCGAGCTGCTCACTCAGGGCCCGCCGATAACGCCAACCGGCCCGATAGACCACGATCCGGAAGACCCTGACTCTCCTGGAGACCCGCGGCGCCGGCTACCTTTCAATGTTCCGCTCGACAGCGTTGGCCACAATGACGATCAGATACTTTTTGAGATTGGCCGCGAAGCGGTTTAAAGGAGTCCAGATGGAATCACACTCGAATGAGGTGAAAAGGGGATGGGGATGGAAGTATATCCCTGACAAATATCTCGCGATTGGTGGCTTTGTGCTGCTGTTGGGCTGCTATCTGTTCACCAGAGAGCCAGTCCTTGAGAAACTAATGTTTGGATTCTTCACCCTCGTATGTACCGCGATCGGGGACGGTCTAAGACGGGTCAACGAATCGAGAAAGCCGCAGGGGAATGCGACGGGCACGGGAAAAGACGCCCCGCGCCCGCCCGCCACAGAAAGCTGAATGCTATGCCCTCAAACTACGCATCCTTCGAAGTGAAGATTGATAACGACGACGGCACGACCACGCCGGTTGCCAGCGAAACTGTCACTGTCTACGACGTCACGAATGATGAAGCTCTCGACGATCTAACCAGCGACGTGGATGGTCACATTGCTGCAGGGACGCTCGATGTGGCCGCCGGCACCTCGGTGCGATTCAGTGTGGCGCTGGCTGACGGCCGGACTGGCTACAAGGAAGAGGTGACTACGTGAGTATGGAAGCGCATGCG